GTTTATCTTTTCAGTCATATTACGCCTCCTTCACGTGTTTTGCGTACTCTTCAAGTGGCACACCAAGTTTTTTTGCGATAGCTACCTGTGAGGGTGTGAGTTTCACAGTGCGGCGGCCTGTTGCCGTTGTTCGAGTAGCTGAAGCAACTCTTTGCTTCGGCTTACTTTGATCCTCAAATTTATGAGGAAACTCTTTTCGGATTCTCCGATCAATCTCAGTATAATACTCTTCTGAGCTTGCGTCAAACCCTTCGTTTAATAATTCGTCATGAAAAGACATTGCGGTGTACGTCATTGCCTTATCTGCTCCAAACCATTTGTTATCTTCAGCCCAATCTTGAGCTTTAGGATCAGGTCTAGCCTGTGGTTGAGCTTGTTGTTGATTGTTCCAAGGTTCTTCAACAGGTTGTTCTTTTTGAATTTCTTGTTGCTCTACTTTTCTTTTACGTAAACTCAATCTTTCCTTTTCAATAGCTAATTGAGCAATTCTTTGTTGAGCATCCATTTGCTTTTCAGCATCTCCTTCAGCAACAGCCTGAGTGTAGGCTGTTTTTAAAAGCTGTTCCGTTGATTGTAGGCTTTGCTCATCAGAAGCAACTCGTTCTTTAGAACTTACTTGAGATATAACATTTAAATTTTTATTTTCTTGTTGAACTTTTTTAGCATATTCAATTGCTGCTTGTTCACGTCTTTCAGCTTCACGCATTTTACGTGTAAGTTTATCAATACGTCTTTTTACAGATTGAGAATACTCTTCAAGCTCTTCTTCTTTTCCTTCTTGTTTAGGTGATTCTTCAACTTGAATTTCAGGTTCTACAACCTTCTCTTCTTTTTGGCCTTCTTCGTTTAACTCCACTTCGACAGCTTCACCCGAGGTATCTATCGGGACCATTTTGTCATTTTGTGTTTGTTCTTGCATAGAGTTCTCCATGTTACATTATGTTGGCTGGCAATATATCTCTCGGATCATCAACGACTGCCAGTATCTCATCTTCGTTAACAATACGCAACTCACCACCATCGATCTTTACTCTTGATCCTGAATAGCGAGTTATTATAACCCAATCACCCTCTTTACACCAAGGACCATCAGGATATCTCTCTTTATCTTTGTAGCACAAAGATCCAGTCTTTAAGACTTTACAAATATTTGTTGTTATTTGTGATTCTTCTACTGTTTCATCAGTAAGAATAACACCACCTTTTGTTTTACCTTTTAATTTTAAGGGAAATAAAACTATTCTCCAACCAACAGGCTGAGGAATTTTTTCCAATTCTTTTTTTTCTTTTTCAGCTTTTTTGCCGTCCCAAACATGTTTTGGAACAATTAATTTAGGTTTAGTCGTCATCATCTAGCTCCGTTTTCTTTAGCAGGTCCGTGAGTTCCTGTTCAGTTTCTTCAAGACCGCGAAGTTTACCAGTCAAATACCGATATTCGTCCCAATCTTTTACACCACTACATATAGCTTGTCTTATAGTCTCTTGTCTAGCTTTTAGTTGATTTTTATAGTAAGTAAAAAAGTTTTCTATTCGCATGATTTCATTTGGTCAGCTAATTTTTTGCAGCGATTTGGAGTTTGTTTATTCCATTTCGAGTCGAGCATCTCGTAACTCGCACCAATAAAATTGCTTTCCTGCAGGCATTTCCACATCATACGGAACTTGGACACGCCTGTAGGGCCAAGCTGAAATACCATTTCGGTAATGGTATGTTGAGCAGTTGTAGGTAAATCAGTGACACCATTATTTTCCATAAGTGTTCTAGCTTTACCTATTGCATTATTTAAATCTTTATCAAATACTTCTTGTAGTTCTTCTTTTGTATATGTCTTGCCGTCTTCAAACTTATCTTCATGTACTACTTTATGACCCCAGCCTATTGTGCGAAATCCTTCGGTGTCTATGTAAACGTGATCTCTGAAGCCTTCTGATAATTTTACGGAACCAGCTAATTCGTCGTATGTCATTAGCAAGTGCTATAATCTATGACTAATTTAAAAGTCCCTGTTTGACCATCATTACCTGTCACAGTTATTTTAATATCAGTTTCATCAAAAAAATTTGTTGTAACTTTTTTAAAATCAAAGTTCTCATCTTTGTCAACAGTGTAAGTGTGATTATAGTCATCACAGTTTGTTTTTATTTTTACGTCGTAGCTGCCATCGGGTGTGTCATCTACAAGAGTTGCAGATCCTTTTACAGATACACCTCCAGTGTATGCACTTTTTTCCCAAGTATCGCCTATATTACCCTTAGCTGTATAGTCACCGCTTTTACCTACGATGTGTTCTTCGTGTGAATGTTTTTCCATAATATTCTCCTTTTTATTTAGTTAAACCCTTTGCCTTTTCGAAGGTGCGAAGGCCAGATACGCCGAGCATTGAAGTGACAATTGCTAGAAGGGGCCCAGTTTCTATGGCAGGTGGTACAATATCCATACCTGAAAATTTTGCATACCAATCAATACATGGGGATAAGATGAATGCAAAAAATAAAGCTAGGGCTCCGCACCATCCTATAGCTGGTCGCCAGCCAGCAACGAATACGCTGCGATGGCTGGCTTCCTTTGCATTAACATCTAATTGTTTTTCTGCAAGCTTTTGTTGTAAGCGTTGCATTAGAATCTTTTTATCTAATTTTTCTTCCTCACTCGTATGAAGTTCGTCGACAACTTTTGAAATGGTCGCTAAGGCTCCACCTTTTCCACCACCAAGTAAACCACCGAGTAGATTAAGCACTATGCTGCTCCACCTGTCATCCAGCTAATTATCCAGAGAACAATGATCGCTACAATAGCGGCCTTAATCCAGTCCTTCATTTTCCAATCCGACCACTCTTTAATATGTGACCATAGATCTTTTAATAGGTTCATAAAACCTCCTTTGTTAAGTTAGGGATTATACTATTTTACGCCTTTGAATGCTACTTTTTTAATTTGCATTCTGCTTGTTTGCCCTTGAGGTCCAGTTCCTTTGTTATCTTTTACTACAAAAGGAGAGTAAACTTTCTCTGCTGTTGAAGCAATTTTAGTATTAGGAAAAGGATTTTTTTGGGGGACAATAGTCATTTTTGCATTTTTAAATTTCATTTTCTTGCCTTTCCATATCCACGTTTAGCTAATCTACCCGCTAATTTACCAATGCCTTTAATTGCACCAACAGCACCAACTGATGCAGCATCTAAAGGAAGTAAACTTTTCGCTATTTTTTTTATTTGTTTTATTTTTTTACCATCATTAGAAACTATTGAAGCTCCTGCTGGTCCTATACTTCTACCAGTAACAGAGCCACCTTTTCTTTTTTTAATAACTCCTCTACCCATAAGAATATCTTTTTGTGTAACTTTGCCATCACCACTTAGGTCAGGAAACTTGGATGCTGAACCACCTTTTGCAGCTCTTAAAATATTTGAGCCTTGACCACTTTTTTTAGGAACCATTTTAAAATGTGGAGATCCAGGTATATCTTGCTTTTCCATTATGATTGCGTCTTTATCTACATTCTTTTTTTGTTGTTCTGTTAATTTTCTTTTTTTCTTTTTTTCAAAAGGCTTTTGAGTAGGCGAGGATTCTTGTTGAGGAATAGGTGCAATCTTTTTAAATAAATCACCAACTTTTAGTTTGAGTGACAAACCTTGATCAGCAAGTTTTTTTTTCATTTTCTTCAGCTCTTTTGCTGCGTCTCGTGAAAGTTTATTTGCTTCTAATTGTTTCTTAGTTTTTTCAGGCATAATACTTAATGTATAGTTGGTTTTAAAAGATTTAGCAAGTCTCTTCCATTATGATCCATAATTTTATCGTACTCTTTTTCAGTAAGGTTATTATGATACAACATTTTTGCTACACCCATCATTGCACCTGCTAAAAGTATTTGTTCTTCCTGACTTGTTACTGCTGTGTCGGAAAAATTCATCAACTCGTTAAAATATTCCTGTAATTTATCTGTCGCTGTTAACATTTTTTGCATTTTGTTTATCTAGATTAACATTTGCACGCAATTGTGCAATATCTTCGTTAGAATCTATTTTATCTTGAGCAATTTTTGCGGTTTGGTCAAGTTTTGCACCATCTAATTCAATTTTTTGTTGGTCATTTTGTGCTTTTCGTTGAATATCTTGTGCTTTTAACTGTAATTCTTGTTGTTTTAGTCCAACAAGAGGGTCTTGACCTTGACCTTCCATAGATTGTTGCTCTTCAATAAACATTTCTTCAATAAATTCTGTTGCTTTTAACGAAATTTGACGTTCCATCTCTTCTTGGAACTGAGCTTGTAGTTCTGGTGGTAGTTTACCTCCAAACTTAGCTGCTTCTGCTTGTACTTGTTCTTGATTTTCTTCTTCAACCATCTGTCTTGCTAATAAAGATACATGTTCCATGACATGTGCTTGTAATAATACAGTTGCTTGAGGATTACTACGAACCAACATAGAGGACATAAAAGTTCTATGAGCATCAATATGCGCTTGGTGTTCTTGATTTCTAAAAGGAATTAATTTTTTACCAAGTAATGAGTCAGAATTTTCTAACGCAGGATCTTTTGGTTTCGGTGTATCTGGTGGAGGTAAAATAGCATCAATATCTTTTACTCCAAGTGATTGATACATTCTTTTATACGCTTCATATATATTATGTGATTTTGGATCAGACTGTGCCATCTGTAATTGTGTTTGTGCCAACGTAACACGCTGAGACATAGAAAAAATATTTGGATCAGACACAGGCATGATGTCAACACGATCATCAAAGTCAGTTGATTTAACACTTGGTACCGCATTACTGCCTACATCATATGGATATCTTTGAGGTAAAAATTCTTTAAATACTTTTGCTAGTAAATTAAATTCTGTTTTTTGTGCATAATGTAATCTTTTATGTATTGCACTCATGACTCTTGATCCTCTTTCAATCAAGGCCATAGTTGTTCCTACAGGTGCATTTGCTGCTACACTGTCACCAATTTTTTGATCAGCAATAGAAGCAAAACGTTGTCCTGCTTGTACAACAAATCCTAGTAATTGAAATAAAGTTTGATCAGCTCCTTTGTAAGGTAAAGGCATGAGTCCTGCTCGTAAATCTCCACTAGGTGCATCTACATCTCTAAACTCACCAGGTTGTATAGGGCTATCATCATCTGCTATTCGCAAACCTCTTGCTTTAAATCCTGCTGGTAGATTTGCTAAAGTTCCTGCATCTAGTAATTGTCTAAGAGCTGCTGTTGCAGTTCTTGATAAACCACCAAGCATATGAATTAATCCATAACCATAAAAACCAAGACCAGGTAAAAATTTATAATGTACAAAATATTGTTTTTTCTTTTTTAAAGGATCTTGTTCATCATAGTTTCTATATACCGATAAAACATTACCAGACCCTTCGTCTATTGTTACAATGTAAGGTAATTTAATTCCGTCAGGATCTTCAAATCCTGGCACATCTAAATCAACATGCATTTCTAATAATGTATATGAATCATTCTTGTAAGACCCTGTTTCTTTCACACCATCCAAACGATTAACTTCTGTTTGAATACTGTTTGTTTCAGCATCTTCATATTCTTCCAAGTCTACATCACGGTAAAAACCTGTGACTTGCAGTTTACGAATATCGTTTTCTGTTCTTTTTAATACGTGTGTAATTCGTTCTGCTGTTCCTAAATCTGTTGCGGTGTACGGAACAATTAATTCTTCACTAGGAATAAACTTTGATACAGCTCTTCCCATTGTAGAATCATAATAAACTTTTTTAAAACTAGAACCAGATAGAGGTAAATAAAATAACATTTGATCTAAGTCAGGATCAAAGTCTTCCATGACGTGCATTACTTGATAGTTCATAAACTCTTGCACACGTTGAGCTTGTTGTTCTTTTTGTGGATCAGATTTACCAATCATTTGTACTCTGACTGGACCATTTGCAGGTAATAATTCTTTGTAAGCTTGAGCTTGAAATTGTGTAACTGTCTCTGATAATAGAGGATGTGTTACGCCACTTGCTCCTTGAAATGGCTGTGATCTATCTTCATATTTAAATCCAAGTAGTTTTAATCCTTTTGCGTAAGCATCGTACCATTCTTCTCTAGAAGAACTATCTTCTTTGTAATCACCGATAAGATCAGATGACATGTCCTGTAAGTCTTTCTCATCCATGTACTCAGCTAAGTTAGAATCAAATTCTACTTCTTCTTGTTCACTCATTGGATTGACTAACGCCCCTCCGTCTTCTGTCATTTCAATGTTATCAACTGTTAATTCATCAGGAGTCTCTACTGTTACTTCTTCAGTTATTACTTCTGTAGGTTCACCTGTTATTCTTCTCTCAACCATTATACCTCAAATATATCAATATGCTCGACAAGTCCACCTTGCGCTTTGTGTGTCTTATAGGGTTCTAACATCTCAGGAGTAATTTTAATAGCAAAAACTGGCTCCATATCTTTTTTGCTAGGTATTGTAATAGGTTGAATTCTATAATTGGGATTGGATACAAGTAGTTCTCTTGCTTGATCTTCATTGGTTAATGTTGCTACCATATTACCATTTTGATCGGTGACACGGTATTGGGTTGACCCTCTTCCACTTTTTAATTGTACAGGCATTGTAATCATTTCTGAGTTATTACTTTGTGCTTGTTTTTTTAATATTGTTTCTAATGTAGATGTATAATGTTTTGGTTTTCCAAAATTAGGATTAGTGGCCGCTGTTCCTGAATTATCAATTACATTTGAAACAGCGTTAGGACCACCGTAAAACTCGTCCATGCCAATACCTTTATATTCTGATTCTAAAAACTGACCGTTTCTTTTAAAAGCATCAAATCGTCTTGCTTTATCGGCCGCTCTATCAGCTTCAGGTGTAGCAGCATTTCCTTTAAATCTATATCTTTCAATAACGTATTTAGATGGTGATATAGCATAGTAAGAGGACGCATCAGGATCTTTTAATACAAACTTTCTGTATGCTAGTTCGTATAAATCTTTTTTAATTAACGCATCGGCCCACTCATCCCTATTCTTAAATGGTAAGTCAGGAAACAGTCCTGCCATGGTATTGGAGTCAACGGACAATACTTCATCTAACATGTTATTAATATTATCATTCAACAATCCTGCTAAACGATCTATTTCTGGTTGATCTATTTCTCTTGTTGCAATGTAGTTGTTGACAATTTCATCTACTTCCGTTTCTAATTTACTAATTCGTTGTGCTACAACGTTTACCTCGTCTTCTGTTTTTGTCAGCGGTCTAAAGACAGATTTATTTTTTTCAAAAAACTCTATTGCTGCTTGTGCTGTTCTATTGAGTCCTTCTATGTTTGTGCCAGCACCAACGCCGTCTTCTTGTATCTTACGAAGGGCCGCGGCCAGTTGTTGTTTACGCCCTGCTGCTGCTTGTAATAAATCCGATTGTATCTCATCGGCAAACGTCACACGAACCACGCCGCTCGGATCAACGCCCGATGCTTTAGTTATCTGTTCTTGAAGTTCATTATTCTTAACAACAAGCTCATCCATTTGATTAACCAAACCTGGGCTTACCTCATCTAATTGGTCAGCATATTTTGCTATGACAGATAGTTTGGGAATATCAGATCCAAAATCAAGCAGTATATCATTAAGGTCTGCTGCACTCATTCCTCGTTGACTAGCTAATCGTCCTATTTTATTTTTTGCTTCAGCATATAAACCTTGCAAACTTCGTTCGTTTTTTGTTTTTTCTTTTGTGAGTTTACTTACATTTATTTTTGTTTGTGGTCCTTCTACCTTTGGTGGTACAAAACCATAGCGGTCCGAGAGCCGCGTCCAACCGACAATGTAAGTATCTTCTTCATTTGGTATACCAAATTCATGACGATTTAAATTTTCTCCACCAAACATGGATACGGGATAATCCCCTGAGTCACCTGGTAATTTATTTCTATCTAAGTACAAAACTCTTTCACGTTGTGTTTCTGGTATAGAACCAGGCTCATAGTATCCTTCATAACGTGTTCTTTTCACGCCATTTGGATTAATCATCTCGGACCCCTGACCTGTTGCGTGTACTCGCATGCCACTGATTGGAGCTGATCTAACTTGTGAAATAATTTCTGTTTTAGATATTGGAGAAGCATCATCATATAATTTAAGAAGAGACGCGATACGATAATCGTCGACCTCGGATTTTTTAATTCTGTTCTTGTTTAAGAAATCAAGGACCTCTTGTTTGTTTGCAAATTGATCAGGTGCGTTTGTCATTGCACGTTCTATGTCTGAATAGAATACAGACGTCATTGGTTGATTTGTTAATGGTGTAACCTCAATAGGGTTGTCTGTACCAATCTCTACTTTTTCATCAGGAGTTGGATCAAAGATATCCTCTTGTGATCTTACTTCTTTTTCTCTCTCCAAACTTTCTTTTTGTTTCTTTGTTGGATTTGCTAATTTTTCTTTTGGTGTCGGTATTGGTGCAACCTCATTAACAGGTGCTTTACCAAAAGCTTTAAACAAAGGTAGCATTAAGTTTGCAACCTCATATGATCCTTCGGGAAGGTCATCTTGAAATATATCTAGGTCTTCAGGTAAACCTGGACCTGCTGGTCTTTCTTCTACTATACCGCCTTTAGCATATTTCATTTCGTCCAAAATATCTTCTCCTATATCTAAAAAATCATCTTCTGGCATTGCACCGAAAGATTGTCCATCTATTTTTGTTATTGATCCTGACTCAGCTAGTTGCTTATCAAGATCCATCATTTTTGTTATAATATTTCTTTTTTCATCACCTGTAGTTGCTTCTTTAAACAAAGCTTTTAATTGTTTAATTTCTTTTCTTATATCTTGTTCTGCTCTGTTTGCTCCACGTCCTTGAAAAAATAAATTATTCATTTCAAGAGTTCTTTCTATATTTTCTTCAACAGCTTCTATGTGACCTAGTTCAACTCTTTCAAAAGGAACTTTACCATCTCCAAATAAGTTAGCAACATCTTCTAACTCATCGTTATAAAATTGTCTCTCTACGTTAAACTTTTCTCGTCCAATAAGAAGTTCAGCCAATCTATCTACATCAATATTTTTTATTTGCTCTAAAGCTTCCTCTGGAGTACCTCCTGATTGAATTATTCTTTTTGCAGTTCTTCCTAAAAAGTCTTTTCCTCGAATAGGATCTGTAGGGAAATCAGCGTTTTTAAGTTTTTCTCTTAATTTGTCTCTTACATTTTTAAAAATTATTCTTTGTGGTTCTATTAAAACGCTCTCAAAATCTTTAACATATTTGGTTAGTTCTTGTGTTTCCCGAATAGCATAAGGAGAAGCCAAAGGAAACTCATCTAATTGAGGTTTTAATAATTTTAAAACATTTTGTAATTTGCCGTTTGCTAAACTCAATAACCATTTTTCTTCATTTGTTAAATTTTTTAAACCACCACCAACGTTTTTATCTCCCATTGGAACTTCATCACCAATATGTTTTGCTAATTCAGGATCTTCTTTAAATGCTTCTATTAATTTTCTAAAAGTAAGTTTACCACCACCTTCATTTTCTATTTCTCCTGCTTTCCATTTTTCTAATTGATTAGATGCACGAATAGATAAATCTTGTGCTTTATCTGTTGCTGTTTTTAAACCTACAATCTCTCCTTGTTTTCTAGCTGCTGCAATCTCTGGTCCTGTAATAAGCTTTTGATCTTGAGCAGCTTTTTTCATGGCACGTAGAGTTTTTTCTGGTGTTTTTCTATACAAGGCTGCTATCCTGAAAGGATCACCACTTTTCATAATTTCAACGAAATCAAAAAGTATTTTTTGTTTCTGTGGATTTAATCCTGCACCCCTAACTCCTTTAGGTAAATCTTGAAAAATTTGAAACTGTGCTACATCAACAGCGTCTATCTTTGCTTTTACTTCTTTTACTTCTTCTATTGTTTTCGGTTTTATTTTTTCTACAGGTGCTGCAATAGGTTCATCAGGTGTTAAGAAAGGATCTTTTGGCTCTTCGACTTTACCAAAAGTATCTCTTGGTGTAGTGCCAGCTAAATTTCTTGGTGGTTCTTCTATTACTTCCTTAATAGTTACAGGTCCTTCCACTTCCGTAGTTTTCACGGGACGTGTTTCTTTTTTTCTAGGAGGTACGGCTGCATTTAAATTTAATTTATCATAAGCCTCATCTGATAATTCTGTTATATCTACAGCTCCAGCATATTCATCAATGTGTTGAGGGTTCTCTGTTATTACTTTTAAAGCTTTTGTTGTAACTTCTTTTTCAGGGACACCTAATCTTTTAAGATAATTAGAAACAGGCTCTAAAGCTTTAGGAGCTTTTGTAAAAAGTGAACCCACAAAAGAAAAGTCTGCTAAACTTAAAAGAGCTGTTCCCCCTTCCATAGGAGTGATGTCTTTACCCATTTCCATTTTACCAAAAATTTCATGAACATCTTTCCATAAAAATTTTGCTGTACCCGAGGCACCTTTTAAACTTCCAAATAACTGAGCATATTTATTATTATCAATAAGTTCAGGAAATTTATTTCCTATTGTATAAAAAAAATCTGCACCAACTTTATAAGCAGGTGATAAAGATACACTTGTTTCCTCTCTTTCCTCAGGTGTTTTAAAAATATCTCTCCCTAAAGGATCCCCTAAATCAATCGTTTTTGGATAATTTTTAAGTCTTCCAAACTGATCTACATAATTTTGTATTGATTGTTCTGCTAAATCATCTTCTACTTTGTATTGCTTTTCAAGTTCTTCTTTAAATTTAGAGGGTTGTTGTAATAAATCAAACGCTGTAAAATTACTTACGCCAGAATCTTCATCTTCATCAATTTGTAAAAAATCAGGTTGTGTTTCGTCTACCATTAGTAATATTCTCTCGGTTCAATGTATCGTGGTTCATCCACATAATCAGACTCTAGACTGATAAAATTACCCTGTCTAAATCGCAGCAACGCTTGTGTTGTTGAATCGACTAAATCGTCATGCTCACCATAAGGGAAAGCGGCGCATTCTTCAATAACTTCTTCTGCCCAACGTTCATCAGGAGCCCATACTTGACCTGCTTCAAAAAGGGGAGCTACGGAGTTGACACGTACATGCTTATCGTTGCCCTTACTAGGCGTATAAGTAACTACAGGAATTCCCAATTGACGTAGCTCCTGTGTTAAGGGCATACCAGTTGCTTTCGCTTCGATCAAGATTGTTTCGGGTTCCCAGTATTTATATTCTTCTAAAGCAACTTCTTTCAGCTCGGGAAAATCCCAACGGCCCTTTCTAGATTTTAAAAGTATAATGTGCGGTGGTCCGTGTTCCACGGGTTTAAATACACCCCACGTTGTTATCGCACTAAAGTCTGCTGTCTCTCTTTTACTGAACGCTGTATCATAGCTTTGTATAATATGCATCAAAGGTGGTATGTCTTCTTTTGGCCACATTTTCCACCATTCACGTTTAATAATTGAACCTTCTTCTGAGGTTGGTGCTTGTTGCCATTGTGCCTGCCATTTTTGTTCTGACAAGGATGCTTTCACACCTTGTAGTTCTTCTAATTTCCAAAACTGTGGCCATAACGGTTTATCATTTAAAACCGCAGGAAACTCTACAATTTCCCATTGATCAGCATTTTCGTTAGTTTGTGCGTTTAATAATTTACCTGTAAGATCCTTTGTTGACCATCTCGTCATAACTATAACAATAGCACCACCAGGCTGTAAACGTTGTCGGGGGCCCGAGGTATACCATTCGTAGGCATTGTCCATGGCTGTTTGACTTAAAGCATCTTGCTCGGAGTGAGGATCATCAATAATAAGCAAGTCAGCACCACGCCCAGTAATAGCGCCACCCACACCAGCAGCAAAATACTCTCCACCAGCGTTAGTTGTAAAACGCCCCGCTGCCTTTGAGTCTTGAGATAAGCTAACAGTCGGGTAAACATCTTTAAAATCTTGTTGGTCAAATAGGTTCCTCACTTTCCTACCAAAGTTATACGATAATTCTGCGGTATGTGTAGTCTGAATTATCTTTAATTTAGGTTTTTGTCCCATCATCCATGCAGGAAACAAATGAGAAGCAAACTCTGACTTTGTATGTCTTGGTGGCATATTGACAATTAATCGTTTTATCTTTCCACGTGAAATGTCTTCAAATTTTTGTGCAATAATTTTGTGATGTGAACCTGCAACAAACTCTGGCCAAACTTTTTTTACAAAAGTAAGAAAGGAGGAACGGGACTCCTCTGCCAGTTTTATTTGCATTTTCCTTAATTGGTATTTTAAAACTTCCGTTGGGATTTTTTCTGAATTCATAAAAAAGTTATATCATACTTTCTGTTTGTGTAAAACTTAGCCTTTAGACACACTCACACGCAAGGGGGCAAATTGGGT